GAACTTGAGTTCGTGCAGTTCGGGTTGAAGGGGTTTGAGAACTTTCAGGCCAAAGGCAAGCAGGTGTATTACGATCACGAAGTCAGGAATGTAAATGGTAAGGCCTACCATATTCTTAAAGAGGATATCCTTAAGATTATCCCCGGCAACGTGATTAAGGAGCTTGCTGATAAGATCAAAGAGATAAACAACGTCAGCGAGGAAGAAAGAAAAAACTGACGCTGGCTGTCTGGATACCGTACTTGGACCATGATTGCTCTAAGATGACGGACAGCCAGAAAGCGCTCTACGGTTGTAATCATGACACGAGTTATGGCTGGCAGGTCGGCCCGTACAAACTTTCCCGCTGCCCAGTGTCATCCATTAGCGATCGGCGGATATATAACTATATCCAGGCTTACAACCGTTATAAATCAGGCTTTCTTCCTAACAATGGTGGGTGGCTTTTAACGCGGTGCTTGATATTATAGAGAGCGAGATTGCCAAGATTGAGAAGCTTCAAAAGAAGGATCGGGAGAAATGACAAATAATCAGCTAGAGATTCTTTTAACGCTTAGAGACAAAGCGACGGCGCAGTTGAAGAAGTTTCAGTCTTTTACGAAGAAGTCTATTGCATTTATGAGAAAACATTGGATTGCTTTAGGAGTAGCTATTGTTGCAGTTACGAGAGCTCTTAAATTTATAGTTGATGAAGCAATTAGATTTGAGAGTGCTTTTGCTGGTGTGCGAAAAACTGTTGACGCGACTGAAAAGGAATTTGCTCAATTAAGTAAAGGCTTGATTGATATGTCTAGAAGGATTCCTGTTGCTGCAAGTGAATTAGCAGGAATACAAGAAATTGCTGGGCAACTTGGCATTAGAGGAGTTAAAAATTTAACTAAGTTTACTGAAGCAATAGCAAAGATAGCCGTCACCACCAATTTAACTAAGGAAGCAGCGGCAACTAGTTTCGCTAGGATTTCTGCTGTGATAGGTGAACCTATTGAAAATATAGAAAATATGGCATCGGCTGTAGTTTCACTAGGCAATCAGTTCCCTGTAACAGAATCAGAAATTGTTACTTTTTCTCAAAGAATTGCGGGAATGGGAAAAGTAGCCGGGCTAACAACCGATGAAATATTTGGTATTTCTGCCGCGTTTGCATCTGTAGGAATCCAAGCAGAGCTTGGTGGTACAGCAATTAATCGTGTATTATTGAAATTAACCGCAGAAGGAAAAACAGGGGCTGAAGAGTTTGTCAAATTTGTAAATACTTTAGTGAAAGGTTCCGATGACGTTGCTGGAACGCTCAACAAATTGGGATTGACTTCTGCAAGATCACAACAGGCATTTTTGAATTTAGCTGGAGCCGGAGGGCAGTTAGAAAAAGCACTAGCAATAGCAAACAAAGGTTTTATTGAAGGTAACGCTTTGAATGAGGAAGCTGCAAAGAGATTTGAAACAACAGCATCAAAAATCGAGTTGATTAAGAACAACATCTCTGCATTAAGTATCGAGATTGGGAACAAACTTCTTCCTGTATTTGAAAAATTATTGACAGTAACAAAGCAATATGTTGACTATGTTACAGGCGCAGATTTAGTTATGAATAACTTGCAACTGTTAGAAAGCAGTCTGGAAAGAATTAATGGAATTATAGAAGAAAGAAACAACTCTCTCGCAAACTTTAATCCTCTTATAAATTCTCAATATAAAGAACAAACACAGCGACTTATTCGGCAACGGGCGGCATTGGTCGGATTAATTAATAAAGAAAAAGAACGGGTAGATATTTTCTCAAAAGCAGAATCAGAGATAATAACAATGCTGAAAAAAGAAAAAGATACGCATAAGAAAATTAATGAAGACAAAGCAGCGGCTGATGCGGCATATCTAAAAGAAGTACAAGACCTTTGGGATAAAAATACAAAAACTCACATGGCTGGATTATTGGCTCTCGGCTCTGCTACTGCAAGCGTAATGGGTGAGCTTGCTATTATGACCGGGCAGATATGGCTATCACAGGCGAAGATCGTTATTGAAACGATTGTCAGTGTAATGAAAGTTATTATTGCGGCTGTAAATGCTACTCTCGGCCCTCTTGGGTGGTTAAAGGCGGCTTTAGAAGTAACGGCGATCGTTCTTGCGGCGGCCAATGCTTTCAGCCAAATAGAATCACAGCAGAAAGCCCTTGATGCCATAAAAACCCAGGTTGCGACACCAGTAACTTCAGTCCCGGCCACTTCAGTCCCGGCCCTCGCCGAAGGCGGCATCGTTACCCGGCCCACTTTGGCCCTAATAGGCGAGGCCGGCCCAGAGGCTGTTATTCCTCTTGGTAAAGGCGGATCTTTGGAGACTGGTGATATTAATATCTTTATTCAAGGCGGCATAAGCCCAGAAGGAAATTCAATCGATGAAATGGCCGAACAGCTTGGTTTTGCTTTTGAAAGCAGAATCAGGACTGCGAGGGGAATCTGATGAAAGTAGATATTAAAATAAGCAATCAAAATCTTTTGGATTGGTCTCATATGGAAGATTGGGTTGACGGCGCAGCAGCGGCCCCTACGAAACATACACTTACTGGGGCAAGCGCGGCTGTTGCCAGAGAGGCAACGATCGTCCACGTCGGAACATACTCGGCAAAAGTTACGCGCTCTGGCGCAGATGCGGCGCTTTACTATGCTCATCCTGATTATTCTGACTACCAGGGGCGCAAGATGAAGTTTGGTTGTTGGGTTTATGCTACCGTCGCAGATCGGGCGAGATTGTCAATCAGCGACGGGGTTGGATCAACAGAGAGTTCTTATCACACTGGTGTTGCCGGGTGGGAATTTCTTGAGGTTGTTCACGATATGGATACGGCGGCATCCTATATGAGAGCAGAAATGCAGGTTAACGATGGAGATACTTCTTGTTATTTTGATGGCGGGATATTATGCCAGGGATCTTCTACCCTTACTGTTTTAACAGATTACACCGATATAGGGAGATGGAAGACTGTAAATAAATACAAAAGTCAATCTTATTCCGTCCCCCGCCGCGCAGGTACAAAAGTCCCGAATTACAGAATAGATTCGAAAATTTTAAGTGCTGACGGCATGGTTATCGGGGATACGCAAACTGCGAAAAGAACAGCCTTTGACACCCTTATGAGGGCGTTAAATTCATATATTAAAAAGCCAAACGGCGATATAGATAACAAGAATCTTTATTTTTACGACGACAGATATTATAAATGCTTTGTTGTTAGTGACGATTCAGAAGAGATCGCCGCGGCCCGCATCGCGGATATGAAGTACAAGTTTAATGTATACGATCCTTTTATTTATGCGGTCAATAAGACAAGGGTTAACCAGGCCCTTGCTGGGGCGACAGCGTTTACGGTGGCACCCGGCGGATCAGCGATATCTTATCCGGTAATAACTGTTACGAATGATTCGTCTAATATCGTTTCTATTATTATTGAGAATCTTACAACCGGGCAAAAGATATCGTATTCCGGGACGCTTGCTACCGGGAAAAGCCTTGTTATCGATACGGAGGCTTTGACAGTCGAGAATGACGGAACCGGGGATTTGGGGAACGTAACAAATGAAATCGGAATTTTTCTTGTCCCAGGCGACAACGAGTTTTTAATAACAGGGGTTGCTTCGGGGTCGGTTGATGTAGATTGGTCTGATCGGTGGTATTAATATGGACTATAAAATAGTTATAAGTGATCGCCGGTTTAACGTTATCGATGAGATACAAGATATTGCATCCAATATATCGTGGTCGTATAACCGTATCGGTGGATGCGGATCGTTTTCTTTTGATGTCCCGATAAGGTTTTGTGAGGAAACATTTTTAGGTGGCAATTTTAATGTTAAGATTTACGTTAAAGATCACCCGACAAATACATTTAATTTATGGTATCAGGGTAGGATAGAGAATAAGAATAACAGCATCCGGGATGTAAACGAGCGCATAACTGTATCCGGGAGCGGATATCAGTCGCAGCTTAAAGACATATATATAGACAGTGATTACTCGTCAAAAGAAGCCAGCGTAATTATAAAAGATTTTCTTGATAATTTCATTGTGGGTAATACGTCTATCAGCTACGCCGGCGGCGATCTTGCGGCAACGTCGTTTACGTTTGACATTCTTGAGGTTAATAAAGATGCCCTCGACGCTGTACAGACAGTTTCCGACGTTGTTGGTTCAAGGGAGTGGGGCGTCGATGCTGAAAGGAAGTTATATTTTAAAGCCAGATCATCTTCTGTGGGGTTCAGATTTCCCATTGACGACAAAGTTATCAAATGGGAACATAATACATCATCAAGCGGCATAACCAACAGAGTTATTATTATCGGCGGGGACGTTGCCGGTTCACCTTTTACGAGGGTAATTAATGATTTGGCGAGCCAGAGGAAATGGGGTCGCCGGGATAAAGTTGTCCAGAACAGTTCAATAGTTTCTAACACCGTTGCCGATCAATACGCCGCGTCTATATTTGCTGATCTTAATGATATATCGAGAAGGGGCAAACTAACTTTACTCGACGAGCAATTAATAGAGACAACGATACCGATACCTTTAGTGCAGACTATTCAGAAGTCAGTTACATGGGGAACAAAAAAGTGGGGAACTTTTCTTTATAGCGGGTGTATTTCTTACCAGGCCAGTAGAATAAATTATAAAATTGACGGGCCCGGAAATCTTATTACAAGTATCGAACTTGGAAGATTAAGGCCGAATATCGCCGAAGATTTGAACCAGTT